TATGAGCACTAATGTTGAACGGAGCAGAAGTCACCGCAGAATTATCCACAATCAAAGCCGCTTCATCTTCTATGAGTTCATCTGTCACGCCGGAGTTGATTTGAATACGCAGCGTTCGGTTATTGACGATGCTTGCTGTCAATCTGCTGTCCAGCCCTGATATTGAACTTGCTGACCATGAAGTTTGAGTGGTATCTTCTGGCAATACACTGATAGGTATATCATAAGTCAGTCCAGGAACCATTGCCTTGTCGATGACGCCGTCGTGTCCGTTAAACAGAACTTTCGTGATGTTATTTGTCAATTTAATTGAACAGGTTGCGGACTTCAGATTGCCCTTTTCATCAGTGACGTTGATAGTCAAAGTTCCGGACTTCTCAGTATTATCGGCTGCGGTGTGGACGTTTACGACACATCGACCGTTAGTCACAGAAGCAACACTTGCATAAGATGCTGCGGCTCCGCTGATAGAAGCAGTGAACTGTACCGGCTGGACGTTATAATTAGAAGGTCCGTAAGAAAAATTCACAATCAACTGACCGGTTTTGTCAAACGTATATGAACTTTCGGCTGGAAAGATATTGTTTATATAGATATTCTGGCGGACGCGGAAATCATTCAGCCTATAAACGAGATACTCTCCGCTCTGAGCGTTATAAAGTGATACGTTTATAGATGATGATCCGGTCGAGCCGAACGTCATATTATAATCTTTGTAGTTTGTACCGCCGCTGACCGGACTCAGAGCAGAAATACCTGTACCGCTTGCAATGACTGCGGAGTTGACTGACCAATAATTGGCGTCAAAGCCTCCGAATCTGAAGACAAACGGACTGCCCGCAAGATATTCAACATAAGGCTTCGATGATAAGTTATTGTCAGCCGTATGAAGTCCGGTATATTCGGTCACTACTTCGCCGGTAAATCGTGCATATATGTTCAAGTCACCCCATAGAGTGATGTTGCCCGTAGAAGTATATGTTTGGCCGTTTGTGGTCACAGATACAGTATATGTTCCTACGACTCTTGAAGTTGCAGGATTTGTTATTGTGTAAGTTGCCGTACCGGTCAGAATATTCTGGTCAACGAGCGGAGTTGACGAGGGAGTAGATGACTTCAGCGTCATATACTGCGTCAGATTGCTGCTCAGAGTGACTACCGTAGTGGTCGTTGCATTGTTATTGTTAGGCGAATAACTCCAGTTTAGAGTCAGTTCATTGGTCGTCCCGTCGTACCAATTATAATCATTTGTCGATACGCTGTTCACGTAAACATGATTTCGATACGAAAGCGAAGATACGGTATAAGTGTATAACTCATTTGTTGAATTATTCTTCATTGTGACGACTGCACTCATCACGCCGGTATTTGCAGCAGATAGGGTCACGTTTGCGATACCGCTTGAGATGCTGACAGATTGCTGGCTGCCCTCAGCGGTCACCGTGCAAGCGGTCATTGTGTACCCGTCATGTGTACCAGGATTGATTGTGAATCTTGCTCCCGTGAATTGGAACTCTCCTAAAGCGGACGCTGAAGATGAACCGTTCTCTGCAACGGTCACTGTTTTTGTGTTCTCTCCCGCAAACGTGATGTTGATGCCTAACACGTTCCAAAGAGTCACATTGGCTGTACCGTGATGAGAATGGCCGTTAACGTCAACTACGTTCACGTCGATTGTTCCGGCAACATAATTGTCGATATTGGTGTTTGTCACAGAGTAAGTCACGTATCCGTTGCCCTGAGAAGTATAAGTCAAATAATTTGACAAAGTAGAGTCAGCAGTGCAAACTACGTGGTCGATTGCCACATTGTAGTTTGCCGGAGCAACAGAGTAGTTTATACGGATTGTGCCTTCCCCGACGCGCCAGTTGATTGTGTCAGCGGTCACTGTACCGATGTAGATATTTCTTTTCATTTTGACGCCCTGCATCACGTAGTTCTGGATATTTCCAGTCACATCGTTAACGAGCGGTATCGTGATGTTAGTCGTTTGAGCGGCAACGTCCGTACAAGTGAACGTGATTGTGTTCTCAGTATTGCCGGACACAATAACTTTATTATTGGACGAAGATACGGAGCCGATAGAATATCCGGCTGGAACTGTCATTGACAGAGTGAACGTAGTTGCTGCGCTCTGTATGATATTGGACGACAAGAAGTCGTTATTTCCTGGAGCGAGATTGCCATAATTAACGGTGTTCTCGTTCACGCCGGTACCGGTCACATTGCCGATTGCAACGGTTTTCCATACGGAAATGTTGATTGTATCTTCAGCGAAGTTCCCGTCAATATCGGTTGCACGGAGTTTGAGGGTGCCGTGAATATCCTGAGCGGGTTCGGTCGTAGTCAAAACGACTTGCTGTAAGTCAGCAGAGTTTATCACTACGTTTGTCCCGACGCCCGTCATCGAAGCAACAATATCTTCGGGCAGAATATCTACCGTGATACGGCTGGGGAGATAACTTACGGGTATCGTGTACTGTCCAGGTCGATAATAATTGACGTCCGCTCCTAAGTCGATTTCACGGATAGGTATATAAGCGATAACATCAATCGTCTTGATTGCAACCACGTCCGTATTTCTCAGTCTGGTCACAGTGCAAGTGACGATAATATCGTCCGTATTATCGGCATCCGCAACTACACGGACAGTGTAGTCGTTAATCATCTGATAACTGCCGTTCTGGACGCTCCACTGATAAGAGCGTATATCGTTGCCGTTATAAGCAACTGAGTAAATCTTGCTCTTAGTTTGAGTGATTTCGCTGTCACCGGTGATAACGAGAGTATCCTGAGTCTCGATGATATATTCAACGTAGAGTGAATTTGACACATTGTCAATATTTCCGTACTTCTGCGTCAACGCCTGCTGCTCTGCGAGAGTCAACTTTTTGTTAAGATAAACGCGACCGCTTGCAGTAGAGTTCGGACGTGTAAGCAGTGTAAACATATTATCACTTACAGTAGTTGACTGAGAAGTCAAATCGAGATTAACGTTATTCAAATGAATCTCCTGGATGCCAGAGATGTCCGGACGCTCGATATAATATTCGATGACCATTGGAGAGTCAGTCGTCAACGAAGTAAGATTGCTTGTACCGCTGGTCACAAAGTTAGCCAGATTAGGCACGCCCGTGATGTTCAATGAGACTACATCGCCGATGTAAATATCAGTCAAAGTCTCAGTCCGCGGGAACACTACTGAAGAAAGTCCGGTACCGCGGCAGTCAACTTGTGTAAGTTTAACACTTGAACTCAGGTCGAGAACACCGCGAAGCGTAGAGCAACCGTAGATTGACAGTTTACGCAATACGGGGCAAGCAACTGTCATAGAAGTCGGGCGGAACTGATATGAGCCTACTTTTCTGCTGTCCGCAGAGAACTCAAGCAGTCTCGCTCCGGACAAGTTGAAAGCCTCACCGATTGAATGACCGCCAAATTCGCCGAAGTTGAGATAATAATCTGCACCGTAGATGAACGAGTCCGTATTTCCATCAGTAGTCAAACTGATTGTATTATACTCGGTAAGAGCCGTAACTCGCTGGTTATCAGTACCAAGCGTCTGGCCGATGCCGACTTTAGGATAGAGCCACTGATATGGAGTCAACTAGAAAGAGTAAGAAGGACGCTGAGAGTCAGTCGTCAGCATCGAGCGGAAGCCTAACGAGCCGGTTGAACGGACTGCGAAAGGTACGGCTGCTGCCCAAGATTGCAGATACGGTTCACGCTTTCTCCAGAATCCTAGTTCGGCCTGGTATTGATCGCCTAACGACTGAGAGATTGCGGGTGTACCGTTTGTATAACGACCCTCAGCCTGAGCAACTGAAGCCTCTTCATACAGCAGTCGGGCAGTCTCATTGTATGCAACGGCAGGGAAATATTTCTGTATTGAGAAGAAATATCTGTCCATACAAGCAGCAACCGAACCGCCGAAATCATTTGACCCCATTGTGTTGAGCATCGTTCTCATCATTGCACGATATTCGGTCTTGAACGCCATTTCCATAAGGTTGAAGAAGACGTTATCTGAGCCGTTGAAGTAAGCCTGGTCACCGTTCATATCGTGCTCTTCAACGTAGTATGGCTTAGTCTTACGACCGACGTTATCAGTAAGGAAAATTGTATCAAGGTCATCGTTCAACCAGCAGATTTTCATCGTGCGAGGATCAACATATTCGTAAGTGTTCTTACACCAGTTATCTGATGCAGTAATCATTTTAACAAACGCCATATTATAGAGCGTATCGTTCACGTTATAATACGTTGCGATGTTATCTTTGAAGTGCTGGACGCGCCATTCGATGAAGCGGATGTTGAGCGTCTCAGCAGAGCCGGAAAGTGAAATACCGGTTTGAGCCACCAGGTTCAAAACGCTGTATTCTGGATATTGGTCAACGACCAATTCACCAACATAATCTGCACGACCCTCATCTACATCTTCTTGTGTAGTAAGGTGATAGATATAATCTTTCGTTCTTATGACACCGGCGTTGACCCAGGTCTGGCTTCGCCAGTCATAACGGTAAACATCACCGTTGCTGGTGTTCCAATACTGATTGGCTGCATTTGCCCCGACGAGTTTGTTGAGAGCAGTCAAATCACCGTTGAACGGTACCAGGAAAGGCGAGTGCAGATAAGTGAACGTATAAGCATCACGATATATTGTATAATTGTCAATATTTCCGCCATCGAAGTCCAGGTTGCCGGCGTCAGCATATTCGAAGTACTCTTCTTCTTCATTATAAACGACTTCATCATCAATCCAAGGTACCTGGCGAAGAGTCAGCGGCATACCGTTATCTGAGCCTTCGAGCATCACGTATTCAGGAAATGCATCATACGAGCCTACAAAAGTCGGCTCATCGGCTTTAGCCGAACCGAACGTCATAAGGCCGTAGAACACGGGAGTTGAAAATTCTGTCTCGCGGACGAAGTATAGGAACGGCAGCTCGTGTACGGAGATACGACACTTACTGTAGTTTGCATTTCGAGTGATTGAGTTGCCGCCGATAACTGCTTTCCACAAATCAGTGTACAATGCAGTTGAGCCTGCTTTATGGCTCTGCATAGAAGAAGCCCAGTTCAACTTAGCAACTAATTTCTTTGCAGCGGGGTCGTCAGCAGTGATTGCATAACCGTCACGGTGTTCAACGCCGTTAGCGTCAATAAATTTCGAAGTCTTTCCGAACTTGTATTGGTGGTTCCACTTCCAATAACCCCTTGAAGATGAACCCTGGCCGGAGATTTGCATATTTGTCAAATCTCCAGAATGATCAGGATCACCGATGATGTTAACGTTCAACGAGCCGCTGAATTTCACGTTGCCGGTCGTATAGGAGGGTACCTTACCCGTCCAAACGAGTGTATTGTATTTCACCTTTGCCTTTGCATACGAGATTGTCTCGTTTGCTGCAAGAATATCATTGGCAGTTTTGAAGTTAACCTTCTCTTCAGCAGTTGCGAGTGAACTCATGTAGTTCTGACGGATCTGCGAAGCGGACACGCTCTTCTTGTAAACACGGATATTGTAAATATCAATATCACAGTGTTCACTACCGATGATGAACGTATCGGGCAGTTCATTATACTTGAACAGGTCAGTATTGGCATAGATAAATTCACGGTTGATGCAGCCGTTGACGAAGATACGGACGTAGTTCAAGTTAGAGTTAGAAAGATTAGGTATAATGTTGATAACAAGATGTGTACGGTTGCCTTCAGTGAACATAACATCCTGGTCTCTGCGGACCTGCTTGTCGTTAGTCATAAAGCAAGCATCTTGAGCGGTCATCTCGAAGCCAATCGGGTTATTCTGTTCGTTATAATTGCAGAACCTGAAGATAATATCACTTGCGTCAAATACGTTGAACACCCTGAAGTCGAGTTCAATCGTAGTTCCGTTGACTACATTATCGAGAGGGTCGTATTCGATTTCCAGGCGGTCGCCCCCGACGAGTCTCAAGCATCTAATACCGTCAGTTCCAGTTTGCCAGCCGTCTTGCACCCAAGTGAAATTGGTGAACGTAGAAGGCACTACGAGATTGGTTGCATCGTTGATGATACGGTCTCTGTTTGTCTCGTTATTGTCACGATTTTTCGGATTGAGCATGAAATCGTATCCGGCGGTCGGGTTGAAGTCAACAGTATTGTCAATCGTCAAACGCTGAGTCACTTCATAATCTTCTGAGCGGACGCGCAGAGTGGCGTTTATCATCGGCTGCGAAGAGACGACTTCCAATACGTTAGAGAAAGAATAGAGAGTCTCAGTTTGACAGTCAGGGAAAGTATATTCGAGAAGAGTTGCGAAGTTAGTCTCGATTGTGATTGTGACGTCCGAACGCTTGTTATATACGGTGAAATCCAGGAAATGAACATTCGTGTAGTTTGTGATTTCGGTCGTCACATTATTAAGAATCACTACAGATTGGTCAACCGCAGCGTCCATGTAGTAAACTTGCAAGTTGATATGGGGAGACTGAAGAGCAGTCCCGTCAACTGACAGCCACGCTTCAACATTCTTGATACCCGTTTGCAGTGTACGGTCGATTGTGAATGTGTACGGAACTTCTATGTAAGTAGTCTCGCCTAACGCTGTAGTGAACGTGTCGTTAATATCATCACCAGTTATACGGAGATTAAGTGTCTTCTGCACCTGGCCCTGGATGTAGAAGTCGAAAGCAAGTGAACGCAGCGGTTTACTCAAGTCCATTGCGTTCTCAATCACTAACTGCGTGTTGATAATTTCGTTAAAGTTGATGTTATTTGACATTGTGCCGTTTGCTGAGTCTTCAACACGCAAGCGGATTTGGTTTGTACCGTCCGCAAGATACGGAGTAAGGTCAACTTCTCGATAAGTCTCCAAATCAGCATATTCTGTGGGGACGATTGTCAGAAGAGCAACTTCTTCGAATGCACTACCGTTTGCTGCCCGCAACACGTGCAAGATACCGTCATTGTAAGTATCTGTGATAACGTGAGTTACGGGGTTCTCTGAGATAGAAGTGTATCGCAGATTGACTTTGATACCGTCACCTAAGTTCACCATTTTACCCTGTGGGGTATTGGTCTCCAGGTGAACAGAGAACACGTCGTTCTCAACGTTCGGCAACTGGACACGGAAAAGCACGAGAGAGTCGTCTTCTCGTGTTTGCCATTTCTCAAAATCGTCGTAGCATTGGAAAGCGAGCAAGTAGTAGTAGTCGTTAATCTTTGCCGGAGTTCGGTAGAGATACCCGACGCTCTGTCCGAGTTCTTTCTTGATGAACTCTTCAACTTTTTGACCGGCGTAGTTCTCCCATGAAACCTTTAGGTCTTTAATATCGTCGTATTTAATTTGACTTGCCATTTCTTATATTATTATGTGATTATTTTTTCTTAGAATATTTCCAGGCTTCCTTTGAAAGCCAGGGGCGATATTCAATCCATTTTCCCGACCCGAAGCAAGATTTTATCAAGTCAATCGGGCAGAACAGAGTCACTGTTTGTTCGGACACGTAAATCGGAACACGAGAAGTGATTGTCTCGAATGTATATCGCGGACGCCAATTGTCCGCATACTGCTTCGTCACTGTCACGTTTATCTTAGCCGGCTTCTCTTCTGGTTGCCATGGATAAACGGACACGTTCAACACCCGCGGTTGCCATTTCACCTGGAAGTCTTTGTCTCGTTTGACGTCCGGAGTTGCCATTTGCGGACGTGTCTCCGCAGCAACTTTAGTCCGGCATTTCGCTTCTTCAAACGTCAGAACCTCGCCGGTTATCTCTGACTCGAATGCAACCGGAGTGATAATGGCTCTTACGGCGGGCGTGATGAATCTATATTCAATACACGCTGCCATAATTCAATCAGGAAATTGTGATTAGATTTACGCCGGTTGCTGTCTGCACCCTTTCAATAATCTCCGTATTCAAATCTTCATCTTGATACGTTACTGAAGTTGCGCACATCAACTTACCCTCTCCTAACGTTGCAGTGTCAACCGCAGCGTAGTAAATATTGGTGTCGCCTTCCTCATCGGGAACCATTTCCTGCTTCGTAATTGTCACAGTACCAGCCTGATAAGCGTCCTGGATGTAAAAATCACAAGACAAATCAACATCAGGATCGCTGACGAATTTCTCGCCAAGTCCGTCAATGTTAACGGCAAATTTAATCTTTGAACCTCTTACAAGTGTTGCCATAATCTATTATTTGAAAATATTTTTACATTTGATTTTCGTCTTCTTCGCTCTCGTTCTCTTCATCTTTATTGTGATTGCCGTGCAGCGAGATGCTCGTGTCGTGATGTGAAATTTTAGCATCGAGACCCCTGCGGACAGCGACGTGCAACTCCCAGAGAGCAGCGAAGCCGAATAACTCCCCGACCGCCACAAACACGCTCGAATCTATTATTCCGAGAGGGGGTATGAAGAACGACGTGACGATTAGTATGATAGAAATCGTGGTCAAGACGTGAAATCCTATATCTGCGATTATAACATCTCTAACGACCTTAAAAGTTGCGTTTATATCTTTCATTTTTGTGATAAATCGAGTGTCTTCATTTCTATTTATCTCTGGCTCCAAAATACAGAAATAACACGACAAAATATGATAAATCCAATATCACTGTGTATCGTGCATAGAGAGCCATGTATCTCCTAATCCGGCCCAACTCCCGACGTATATATACGTATCTCTCGACTGAGTTCCGTTTAGTTCAACAAACCAGTTATTATTTCTGTTAGCGTCGATAATCACTGCGCCGTGAGTAGTGCTGCTGAACGGAGCAACGTAGATGTTTACGGACGTCCAATTTATAACTGTTAAAGTATAACCCGTCGGGAGTCCGCACAAATCACCGTTCTCATCATAGTAAGTCGGGGGCGGCAATACAATCCACGAGTCTTGCTGGTTAGCGTTTAAGTCGATGTATCCGCCCGTGACGATGCAGATACCGCAGTCTCTTACGGGGTCAACCTTAAATCCGTATTTCGTCTCTCCGATATTGCCGATTGTCATTGACTCGAAGAGATACGGTGATGAACCGGTACCGACGCTAAAAGTCGGGTTAAAATTATAAAACGGCAACCAAACGGGCTTATAATTAGGTAATGTACCTGTTACTCCCGCAACTACTTGCATCGTTGAATTTCTCATTGCGTCAGCATTGTTCCAGCGGAGACCGTTGAAGCCATAACGCAACTGCAACTCATCTTCTCCGGCCCAAATCAGTTTGTTTGCTCCGGCGTGGCAGTAAAAGCCGTCCCGTCCGATGTAAGTTTGCGTATTTGACGCTGACTGAAAGCGTGCATTTACACGGAGAGTAGTCGTTCTTGAACTGAACGATCCGCCGTTATTTGCACGGAAATATACTTTATGAGTACCGCTTGATTTGGCTGCATATCGGACTTTGGAAGTCAGGTTTTTGTAGTTGCCATAATTATCATACTTAGAGATGCTTACGGTGAACTGCTTTGTACCGCCCGACGGGTTCTCGACAATAATATATAATGTACCGCTACTGTTTGACGGGTAAGAAGAAGTCGATGAGTACATCTGCACCGTGAACTTGTCCAAATCGAGCGTATCATTTGTAGAAAGAGAAATCGACTGTGAACTTGTAGTCAGATCCCACGAAGTTGCAGAAGCAGTCTTGTCCAAAGAATAATAGATATACGTGTCATTGGCCATTTGCTGTGATTGTATGGCGTCCGATTGGACGTTAACACGCGGTACATTATCTTCGTCATAAACGGTCAGTCCGGCGTTATTGTTATCATACAGATTTAAGTTGCCGTTAATAACTGTATTTGCAGCGGTCAACGTTATCTTCTGGTTTACAATATCAATACCCGTCGGGCCTAACGAAGAGTTTATATGAGCGATGATTGCATCTTCGTCAACGGCAAACTCAGTGATTAAATCTTCCACGGAAGTTCCGTTCTGCACTTTCAGATTTCCGCGGATATTGTTGCCGTTGCCGGCAAACCAAGTATATTTGTGGCTCGCCAGATTGAAGTCGTTGATACCCGTATATTGGCAGATTGCCGGAGACTTCAACTGAGAGTCCGGAGTTTTTGCAGCAGAAAGAATGATTGCATTCTATCTGTCCGGGTCGTCCGTACCGCGATAACCTAACTGCATAATCTCATCACCGGCTTCTGGTACACCGTCACCGTCTTTCTGACTGTTTGAAAGCAAGATATAATTGCACGATACAGTTTGTCCGTTTATTTCAGTGTTCTCTTCTCCATAACCGGAGACTACTCTCCAATAATATTTGTTAGAAAAATTATGAGTCACGCCCGTTTGAGCGTTGAACTGCTGACAGATAACCTGGTCGTTTGTCCGGAAATCGTTGCTGATTGCTTTCTGCCTGTCAGGGTCTTCTTTTCTCCAATAACACTTATATATGTTATCAGCAAAAACTACTTTGTCGAGCGTTGCACTTGCTGCACTCAAGATAACCGTACCCCCGACGCTGCGGAGTTTGTCGATAATCAACTCAAATACGTGCATCGAGCCGGTCACGTCGAGATTGTGAATCGTTGCTTCTCTTGCGTCCAGCCCTTCCGTATAAACGTAGTCGTATCTGTTATCTATGGCTCCGATTGTCTTATTGGACGTCGAGTCAATCGGTAGAATGGACTCAGTATAGAGTGTACCGCCAATCTCTACGCTTGCGTCGAGACTGAGCAGTTCTGCTGACGAGTCGTATGATGAAATACCGCCCCACAAATCATCAGTGATGTTAATCATACGGCGGTCCAGGTCGTCGAAAGTCACATAACTTCCGCTGACCTGGTTATAAGTGATGTTAATCGTGTTGCCCCCGCCGGACCCTCCGGCAGCGTTGCCCCATTTATTTCTGGGGAGTTTTGGACGTCCAGATTCTGTAAAATTCATATCTCTTAAAACTCCACTAATTTTATTCTATCAATGCCCGTCAGCAGGTTCTGTTCTTCTTCGTCGATAACGAGCGTATTTGGCGTAAGTGCATTATACGTCACTGCTGATGCAGGGTCTTTTGCGTCATTAAACATCATATCCATATCGAATATACGCTTCGGCTGACTGTAGTGATTATAATACTTTTCGATAACGTGTTTTTCAGGAATTAGCGTATGGCCGGTCGTCCGGTTATACATCTCTTTCGTAAACTCTGTACCGTTCATCTACATCACGTAAGAACGGCTCATCGGCTTCTTCTCAACTACAGTATTGATTTTCATCTCAATATCGTCGAGTTCCTGGACGTATGCATCGTTTATCACGTTGCTGTACACAATATCTTCATCTTCTTTCTTTTCATCGTCAGTCCAATCCGAAGTCGGGCGTACGTAGTCGATTGCCAAATCTTGCATAAAGATGTGAATAGGGCAAGCAGAGACGTCAATCCAGAAATGCTGTATATGATTAGCAGCGTTCTGAGTGATAAACTGCCGCTCGTTGATTGTAGTCATAAACGGAGTATAAATCAACACTGTCAAACGACCCTTGATGTTATCATCTGGTTTCACCGGTATTGCATACACTTCTTTCCCGACGCTGTCCTTATACGAAGTATTGTAAACAATTTTCTGCCATTCGTATAGATTGAACTTCTCTTTTGCTTCGGGGTCATTTGGATCTGCTCTTCCTGAATTGAAATACAAATCGAAATCGGACGGGCTGGACGTCCAGGACGACCCGTTCCAATACTTACCGCCACATTCTACACGGACTTTCAAGCAACGCCAGCCTTTGTTGAAATCGGCGTCTCCATGAGCACGCTCGAAGATACGGTGTTGCGTATAACCTAACTCGTCCATAGGGAAGAATGTATTGCCATTGTTAAAATCGTATTGATACCAAACACGGCTCGTATAAATCGTATCGCCATCACGATAACCGTTATCTTGAACATACATCAGATTGCAGTCAATCGTGATATAAGCGGTACCGTCATCGGGCGTATAATTGATCTCCGCAGTGTCGTGAAATTCTAACACCGGCTTCACGTTTGAATTGATAAACAAATCAGTCAACTCGTGTGTCCACGTCGGGTGAATCATGCCTTCATACCAGTTATACTGTGTATATGAATAGGTCGGGTGAGTCGGGTGAACGATTTGACTTGCAGCAGTTGCGTAGTGTGCTTTAATATAATCTCTTACTACCTGGCCTAAATTTCTGTTTACTGGCGTGAACATAATACACTCTTTCCACTCTGACTGAAGAGCCTGATTGTCTCGTTTTGTGACGAAATATCGCTCCAGAACGGGTATGTTTTTCATGACGCACTTCTTCCAGAAATCGAGATTTCCCTCGGTCGTCTGCATACCCGCCTCCTTGAACCCTTCGTAGTGATACTGGCCACTGTAAACGGACTCAACGTCCAGGTTGCCATAACACCAGTTGATATCAGAAGAAGAAGTATATTCTATCTGCTTCTGACCGGACGGGGGTGCATATTCTGTCGGGTTATGCAACTGCCCGTTCATAATATTGGACTCGAAATAACGTATCGACCATTTGTTATTGGACTTAGGGTAGTACATCTTTATATAACACTCGTATGGAACAGTCTTATCTTTTGTAAAAATATTTGTATAAGAAGTCCAGAAGTCGTAGTATTGACTTCCATAACCCCAGGCAATGAAGTTCTGCATCGTATTATTCGAGAAAAGAGTAGTGTCGAGTGAACCCTCATCTTTTCCGTACTCATAGATAGAGCAACTGACAGAGATTTTGTTGAACACTTCGTCCATACTGAGTGACGGTGTACCTTTTACGTTAGCAGTATGAAGCAATACACCAGGCGATGTATAATCAGAGCGATTTCCAATCAAATCAACCTTATGAAAATCGTTTGTACCCTTTGCAGTTTGCTGATAATCAACAAAATACACCCATTCGCCTTGCGGTACGGCAGTCACTCCTAAGTATGTACAAATCTCCTTCAGGACGTCTTCATACGTCCAGGGAGTTGCTTCATCATCATCGTCAAACAGATTTGTCTCTGAGATACCGGCTTCATAAAGAAAGCCGGCTCCCGGAGTAGATGAAGAATAGAGAGAAAGATTGTTTTTCGGCCAATAATAACCGCCGGTGTACCCTGCTTTTCGCAAGCAAGTGACGATTAAATCAGCGAAAGAGATATATTGGAACCCCATTGCAGGGTTTTGGACTTCGTATCTATAATATTGCAAAGTAGAGAGTTTATCTACTGCTTCAAGAGAGAGTTTGGACTTGTAGTTCCAATCTTGAGAGTAGATACACGGAGAAAGATAACCGGAGAAGATAACTTCGGTATTCTTTTTCACCTTTACAGTGTTCTGCTGCGCAGCAGCTGCATACAAGTCGTAGTAAATCTCGTCAGTCACAATCTCAATCGTGCAAGAGCGAGACTTAATCGGCGCGAAGAGACTGTCCGAAGAAGTCTCTATCACGACCGGTTCATCTGAGAAAGTAAGTTCGGTTGAACTTGCTGTCGAGTTATTTGTGACAATCTCAACACGATAGAGCGTGTTATGAGTTTGATTTCTAAACGTTCCCCAATAAAGCATAATCAGATATGACGCTGTTGCGTTGAGTAATTTTTTAAGACACCGACGAGATTTTTACCGCGTACGCGGAGTTCAATCTCCTGGTTGCCGGCCGGCTGTGATGCAACACCTCGCGGACCTCCGGACAGAAGTCCGAAGAGATGAGCCTATTGCCTATTGTTGAGGATCATTTCGCCCTTATTGCCGTAGAACAGGGTTCTATCTCCGCTGGTCGTCGGGCCTCCTAAGATACCACCGTCAGCGAATGAAGAAATCATTGACAAAGCAGCAACTACTGCTGCGATACCGGCAGCGATTGCAGCGATATTGGCAGGGAACGGGAGTCCGGCTCCGGACGAAGTTGCTTTAGCGAAAGATGCACTCGTTTCACTTGCGATAACACCCATATTGGACGTTTGCTCTGCCGTATTATTGGCGATTTTTATTGCTGTATTAGCAGATTCGGTTGCCATAAGAGACGTCTCAGAAGTCATAACTGCTGCGTTAGAAGCAACCTTACTTGCTGCTGCGGCTTGAGAAATGCTGTCAAATATTTTGATAACTTCTGTCACGCTCTCATACATACCGATTAACGTCTCAAACGTTGAACAAACGTTCTCTATCACGCTCATCGTTTGCTCGAAAGATGACATATCGTTCCATTGTTCGGCCATGTTTTTCCATGATGAGTACATCCCGTCGATAGAAGATGTGATATTGCCGATTGCAGAGACACCTTTCTTGAAGCCATCCCAACTCATCTTGTCGAGATTCATCTTATTAGCATTGTTCGCAGCCTTAACGTATGCATCGCCTAACTGATTGACCGCGGTCGTTGCTTTGACGTATGTGTTATAGAAATCTTGCTCTGCTTCTGTACGGAGTCCAGCCGCTTTGTTTTTGACGGTCTCAAACGCTTTTGCATTGTCGTCCAGATACTTACGGAGACTTGTATATCTGTCTTCGAGAGCCTTTGCAGCCTCAGTTGCTTTCTCCGTTTTGGTTTTATATTCAATCGGAACGATAAGAGAAGGCATCTCGACTGCCATAATATCCTTGAGTCCGCGCTTGAACGACTCCAGGTCAGTTGCTTCTATCTTGAAGTTGATAACACGCTTCTTCTCTTCGAGTGCAGCGAGATCATCTTTCAATTGCTTCAGCGTTGCAGGGTCAGCGGTCACGGCAATCTGAGCCTGAATATCAGAAATCTTCTGCGAGATTTCCTTTTCGCTGCCCTCCTGGATTTCAAGTTCAAGTCCGAGTGCAACCTTACGCTGACGAATGGCTTTCTCCAATTCGTCAACTTTTTTCTTGTAGTCAGCCGGTAAAATCTGGATGAGGCCGTCAGCATACGCTTTCTTAAAATCGTTCAACTGCTTCTCGACTTCGCTTGTCGGGAGACTCATCCCGACTGAAATCTTCAACTGAGTGATTTGAGCGATGAGGTCGTTCTTTTGTTTGTTGAACTCTACTTCGTCCAAATCTACTCTCAGATTGAGTTTATCATCTTCTAAGTTTTGCAGTTGCGCTTCGAGTGCAATGATTTCCTGGAGTTCCGGAGTTATCTTGATATTGACTTTTCCGGACAGTTCGGCAATCTGCTTCTCTACTTCTGCAATATCTGCATCATCGACGTTAACATCAACGTTTACTGTATGTGTACCGGGCAGTTCTGCAACACGCTTGTTGAACTCTTCAAATTGAGATTCATCATCAATCTGGATCTGTACAATATGAGAAGCGGGGAGTTTGGATATTTCTCCGGACGTCTCATCGACCTGGCTCTCATCAACATCTACTTCAACGAAGTGAACGCCTGGTAAATCTCCGATTTTTTCTTTAAGTTTTTCAAGTTCACTTTCGTCAGCAACTTCTACATCGACAATATGATGATCTTTGACCGTGTTCTCAGTGACATTGCTTACGAGATTATTGGTCGTATTGTTAACCGTATTATTAGATGTATTAGAAGTAGTAGTCGAATTGTTAATCTTCTTCGACTTCAACTGTTGCAACTTAGCCTGCAAGTCAATCAACTTCTGAACGTCGGGAGACTCATCTACGCCAATACGGACGCGGATATCTTTAATCTGAGATTCAAGTTCACGGACTTTCTTCTCATAATCATCGGGAGTTAACTTGATAACGCCATTCTTATACTGCTTCTTCAAGCGGTCGAGACGCTGCTCAAGATTCACCAGGTTTGCTACGTCGATACCTAACTCTATCTTCTTATCGGAGATTGCATCTTCGAGTTCTTTGACCTGGCGGTCATATTCTGTCTTATCAATCTTGAGTTTGCCGGCTTTCCATTTTGACTGAAGTTCGGATAACTGGTTCTCCAAATCTTGCAGTGAACCGGCTGCATAATCTTTCTTCTTATCTGAGCCGCCCTTAGGTGTCTTCTTTGTATTTGCTGACTGATATTTCTTTGCTGCATTAGCAGTCTCGACCATTTTATTGATCGTTTGGTCGATTTCTTTGTTAATATCGTTATAGTCTGACTGTATATTCTGAAGCGTTATATCTGTCTCAGTCAACTTCTTATTGGCTTCAGCAGCACCCTTTGCCGTATAAGTCCAGGTCACGCCCCCATTTCTGGTCTCGATGTTGCCATGATTGGCTTCATAATGATTGAAATTGTATCTCTTCGAGCCTGGAGTGTCAGCATTGAATGTACCCTTGTACTCATCACCGACTCGCTTCATACGAGTAGAATAATGATCGAGATATTGCTGCTCTAACTCCATTTGCTTTGAATAAAGAGCAGCGGCTTTTGCTGCGAGTGCAGCTGCTTTAGCCCTCGCTTTGAAGCCCTCTACTATTGCATTCGTGTTGCCGTTGAACACGTTCTCAGCGTCCTGGACGTTAGTGATTTTCAGTTCAAGTTCATCAAGTTCATTCTGATGCTCTTTAATCCATTTCACTTTCTCCATATTAGAAGAAAGAGTTTTATAAGAAGCCTGGAGTGATGCAAACTTCGTCATCAACTGTGAATAATTGGACGAGAGAGTAGAAGTGTAAGCATCGTTAACACTCTTTAACATTTCTGTCTTACGCTTCTGATCCTCAAGTTCTTTCTTACGACGCTTCTCTGCTTCGGACGCTTTGTCTTCTGCATCTACGAGTTTGTATATACCGTATGCCAGCCCGACGACTGCTGCTGCGATTGCAACATACGGGCAAGCCATAAGAGCGATATTGTATGCTTTCTGAGCGATTGTTGCGGCTGTAGTTGCACCGGTATTAGCGACAGTTGCGACAGTATGAGCCTTTTTCGCTGTAGTTGCAATCCAGGTTTTTGCTGCTTCAATACCGCGCCAAAGTGCAGATTGCTTCTGAAGTGCATTTCCAATCTTGATTGCTGCTGATGCAACGGTTTGTATGGCTGCTAATTTAGATAAAACTACGGCTAATTTGTCCGTGTTCATGCCAGCCATTGACGTGACAGATATGAACGCTTGCATACTTGAAGACGCAACGTCAATACCCTGAGAGATTGAGTCCCAGGTCGTCGTATCTGATGCTAAAACTGAAATCTGTTGCTGGACGTCCGCGATTGCATCTTTATATTCGCCGGCTTTAGAAGTAAGTTCGGTTATGGCAGTCTTCATTTTGACTCCTAAATCGGACTTCTTCTCTTCATCGGAAAGCGAGCGATAATTGATTGTCAAATCGGCAATCTGCTTAGTCAACTGTGCAAGTTGCTTCTTATAACCGCCGGTAGATGCTCCGGCTGTGACGACTTGCTTCGTGAACGCTGCAAGTTGCTGGTCGTTCATCTCTGTGATTGTACCGAATTTTTCCATGGCTTCGGTATCTTGAGCCAGAGACTCGCGGACCCCCTTGTCGTTCATCAATAAGTCAAATTTGAGAGACTTCGCCATTGTTATTATTGTCAATATTTTTCTTTGCTTTGCGGCGGTTCAAAACTGCCCTGAACTCTTCTTCGCGTGCAGCGAGAGCCGCTTTCTGCTCGTTAGTCACTTCTATACTGTCTCTGCCCTGATCCCACTTGAACTTGATAATATCTTCGGGCTTCAGAGCCTTCGTTGACATCGACTGCGCTTGCACGTACATCTGCATCCTGGCTCTCTCCCAAATCGGGCGGTCAACGTAGTCGAGCATCGTTGCAATCGTTGCAACTTCATATTCTGTTGCTTCGTCCAGGAAATAATGGACGTCCAGCAAACGATGCTCAATACACATCGTCCTGAAAAGATTATGAATCACTCTGTAGTCTTCATCTTCTTCGGCTTTGCTTTTGATTTTTTTTTACCTTCTGCGTCCATTTTTTCTTTCAGCGTAGAAGAAAGAGTGTTCTGCTGGTCGATAGAAGCAATCAGCCAATCACTAAACTCCTCAGCCTTATGAGGGTTCTCATCGAGCCAATCCAGGAACTCGTCGAGAGACAGTATGAGTTCACGGTCAGCAGCAAGAACTGATGCATAGAAGAACATAACGACGTCAAACAAGCCCTGTGGCATAAATGATTTGTCAGTTATTTTTTCATAGAGGATCATTGCTCGGAAACCGTACTTTAGTTCTAAATCTTTGTCTTTAATGTTAACTCTCATCGTATATAAAAAATAAAAATTTGTGATTTATATACTCTATTTATCTCAGGTCAGTAAAAACAAAAAAACTACTCCCGGACTGACGTCCAGGAGCAGAAAAAATCAAGTCTATACAATAAATGCAAATAAAATAACACGCAAAAAACAACTCAGTTATTCTATTTATCAAAAGCCCGAATCACTCGTTGTATTCGAGAGGAGATGCACCTGTGAAAGTTGCCGAGAAAGTAGCGTTCTCACCAGTGTTTGCATTGGCTGTCAGAGAAGTGATATACACAGAACCGCTGTAGTAGCCGCCCGTTGGTGCAGTCCACGACTCTTTGGTGCCGAGACCATTGACGTTGAAGTCAGAAGGAACACCGAAGATAATATCTACTTTCGTCTTCTGTACCATGGCGTCAAACAGAGAATTGAAAGCGCCGGTAGTGTAAAGATTTTCTGTGGTCACCTCCCAAGTGATATTGCCAATCTCGCTGGAGCCCCAGAAGCCAACGTCTTTATTGGCGGTATCGATTGTATTGCCGTTGATAGTCAGAGTGTGACTTGTTGCAGCCGCAATAGATGCGTTCTCCAAAAAGAGCATAAGTGCATCACCTTTAACAATGTTTGCCATAATCTAAATTTATATATAAATTTTTACAGTTTTAATATTTAATGAACAAAAAATTTGAACTTCAAAATCTGCCAGAAAGTGTTCTCGACGAAATCTTCTTGCACTTCTGCGAGATGAATGTTATCGACGTGAATCCCTTCGAGATTTCCGCTTTTACACTCAAGAGCGTGTCGTAAATCATTGGCGATGTTCACGGACGACTCATAATCACGTGCAACTACCACAAACTCTACGTCAACTGTCTCGTCGATGATACCGTCTTTCGAATAGGTCACTGCAACACCGGTTCTCGAATATACGATGAACGGCATTTCAGTATGAACATCAGTGACTGTTATCGGATAAATCCGATTGTTGACGTCAGCCTGGATGTTTGCGTCCGTGCAGAGCCAATTGTAAACAATTTTGCCTAATAATATAGTATTACTCATCCGTTATTCTCTTCGTTTATTTGTCTGATCACTTCAGCGAGACGACTGTCAGCAGCAGAGACGACTCGTGAACCGCTTCGTGTTATCGCCTTATCAAAAAACCCTATTCTGTCGATATGCCCGACCTTACGTCCGGCGTATTTCCCGCTCTTGATTGTGCGCTCTCGTGTTCCGAGTTCAAAGAACCTGGTGCGGTATGTACCGCTCTTCTTCTTACGGTTACCCATCACATGGACGTAAGCCTCAGGATTCTAATCATTCTTCAACACGTGCGAGCGGACTGCATCTATGAGTCGATCTTCATACTTCGGATTTCGTTCGGTTGCAGCCGGCAGAGAACGCTTCAACTCATCTTTCGTCTCTTTCTTCAACTCCGCAGCACCAGCAGCAAGAATAGTCTTATACTACCCTTTAATCTCCTGGAGACTTGTCTTGAGAGACTGCTCAAACGCTGCAACTAATCTTAATGAACTCATTCCTGAACACGTTCACATTGGATAGATTTTGAGTTGAATTTCCGATTCGGGTCGATGTTCAAAATTCTGTACCAAACATTCTCATAGAGAATGTGATCATCATCTTGCACGTCGATATAATATCGGATAACGAAAGTTTTGCGATAATCGTAGAAGATTTGATTGTTCTCTTCGGCTCTGCTACCGCCCTGGTTGATGACCTATGCTTTTGTGGACGTCCGGAGAACATACTGAGTCTGTACGGAGCCATAATCTGACTTCGTTTGCACCTTGCGGTGAATTTCAATAGGTTCTGTTAACAATCCTGCTTGCATATAATTAAATTCATCATCAATTTCGGTATTGATAATCACGAGACAGCATAATCAAATACTGATAACCGTGACCAATCGACTGCGGATTAGCAAACACTTCTGGTTCACGATTGGCGTAGAAGTTAGCCAGCAGAAGCAAGATTGCTTGCTTAATCATAGGCCGGAAATTTCCCTGCTCGTCATACGCCATTTCTTCATCTGAGAAATCGCAGTCATGCAACACTGCTGCAACAGCAGAGTGATAATAAGTCTCGATGATTGCATCATCAGCGTCATAATCGTCGTTGATGTTGAGGTGTTTTTTAATCTCGCTCAGAGAAATCTTCATTGCCATAATCGTATTAACTGAAGTTCATTTTGTTCAATTTTTTCTTCGGAAAATGGGGAGCCGGGCTTGCACCAAGCCCCCGTTGAGAAGAGATTATATAAGAAGTATTATGAGAGTTAACAACCTCAAGCCTTCTCGATTTTACCGAAGCCGAACACGTTGTCACGAAGTACACCGCCATCGAAATAGCCTGTGACAATGATGTTTACGACGTCGTTCTTTGCGCCAGTGTATGGATCAACAGTGATGTTGAGACCAGGACCCCAAGAGCAAATAGCGAAGTTAGTCCAATCGCCATAAACGAGTTTGTCGTAAGCAGCAGCACCGCCAGCAGCGTCAACTTTTTTCACGTGTGCAGTAGAGAGTGCATCAACACCGTCGATTGCGCCGTTCTCCCAGATAAAACCAACACCGTTGCCCTTCTGAGTAGTTCTCAGAGCAGCCTTTGCACCAGGAGACAAGATATACTTGCCCTCAAATACACCGGCTTCTTCGATACCAGCCTCAAGAGCAGCAATGCCGGCGTAGTTAGAACAGTCAGCGAATGTTGCACCGTTGAAGATACCGGCGGGCTTTGTGGCTGTACCAGCGTCACCGCTCAACAGAGTCTCTTCGAGTTTGTCGTTGATGCTGTTGATAAGGTCAGTGCGCAGGATTTCTTCTGCGTCGGGAGTTGCCTGAATCAGGAACTGACGCGATACCTGGATGTATGTAGTCAACTTCTTGGGGCTGAAGGTCTTATGGCCGAATGAACCGGCGCCGTCTTCAGCAGCAGTAGTCTCGCCCTTCCATGCACAGTTAGATGCACTGTAAGAAGGAATCTGCACGTCTCCGGTAAGACCGCTCATAAACTTTGCACCTGCCTGAACCATAACGTTCTTTGCACGCAGGGGGCCGAGCACGTCCATAATCTGAGTGGGGACTACATCTTCGCCTTCGGCAGCAACAGTCACTGCGGCGCGAGTGTCGTATGGAAGCACAAACTGACCAATATCGGTGATACCTGCTTCCTTCATGCTGCGGACGCCGAACTCGTTGATCTGGCGTGCAGCCTCGTTAAGACTACGATGTTCAATCAAGTCGTTAACTGTGTTAATCAATGAAAAATTTTTCATAACTTTTATATTCGAAATATTTTTTACATTTGAACGCTCATTTTCAGCGTCCTCTTTTTCTTCTTTTTCTTCTTCGTCTTCTGACTTCTGCTCTTCAGCGTCAGAGACTTCTTCTTGAGCATCATCTTCGGACTTCTCATCGTCCGATTTCTGCTCTTCGTCTTCATCGGACTTCTCGTCGTTAGGCTTCTCGTCTTCGGGCTTCTCATCTTCATCAGAGCGTTTTTCATCATCTTCTGACTTCTCGTCGTCCGACTTCTGCTCTTCTTCTGACTCGTCCGGCTTCTGCTCTTCAGCATCGGGAGCCTTTACTTCTTCTTCGTCCGATTTCTTCTCTTCTTGTTCACTCTCTTTCTCTTTCAGCATCTCTTCGTCTTCTGCTGCTTCAGCAGAACGCGCTTCAAGATAGGTCTTTTCATACGCTGGCTCGTAAACGCAACTGAGATCATGGAGTGAATCAATCTTCAAGATTGTACGGAGAGACGACCCATCAGCATTGCGGGTCATCACGTAGTGTTCTTTGTCTCGCTTTGTTCTAAAAGCGAATGAACAGTTAGCCAAATCACCCCTGCGAATTTCTTCGAGAGTGTCATCACCGAGTTGAGTGTTAGGGGCTTCGAATGAGAAATAAAGCCCATCGTCTCTAAGTTCGGTATGGAGAGAACCCTCCCCGCGTCGAGAGCGAGCAAGAACCTTGCTGCGATCGTGGTTATAAGTGAACAGAATATCGGACTTGTCAATCAGTTCCTGGTCAACTGCACTGCGAGAGATTGTCTCGTAAGTGTTGCCAAGAACGACGCTCTTCGTGTTGAACTTAATGGCGCAGCCGCTGATTGTACGGCCTTCTTGAGACGCTCTCAGTTCATAGAAATTTTTAATATCCATATTCGTTCTACAATAAAAATAATTTACTTTTCGTCGTTATTGTCGTCTTTATTATCAATGGCATTCTGCTTCGGATCACTGTAAGATACCGTAAGTGAATCGGCTCCAGCCATTTCCGGATAACCTAACGCTTTGCGGACTTCGTTGCGAGTCAAAATACCCTTGTCAACGAGATTTCCGTAGAAGTTTGACAGAGCGGACTTATCGGCAGTCAGTATGAACGACTCGTCCAGGTCGATAACATAAGATGCATAGATACCCGTGCATAACTTGCGATTGAATTCATCTTCAATCAAAGAGATGTACGGCTGCAAAGTATGAGTAAGATATTGGATGTTAGCGGCTTCAATTGTCGAGTAAGATGAATGAGTCAAATCACCTAACATCACGGGAGAGAGATTAAAAAATCTCGCAACTTCAGTCAGGTTCCATTCACGAGACTCGACCATTTGAGAGTCAACCGGCTTTGCGGAGATTGCCTGGTAGTCCGCGTCGCCGCCGAGAACAGCAACACCGCCGGTACCGCCGCGTCCATACGTCTTCTCCCAGTTATCTTTCATCTGCTTCTTCTGAGCATCACCGATTGGTCCATTGACTTTCAATACACCAGAGATGTTGCAACCGGCAGCAAAGAAATCGGACGCTGACTGCTCAGTTGCATCGGACGTCTTAATCGTTCTATCTGCATAAGCAACAATACCCTTTCCGTTAACTCCGTCTTCTCCGTTGATAACGAGATGAATCATATCTTCTGGAAAGATTTCTTTAGAAGATACCTGGGGAGCGATATACGTCAAACGCTGTGTCTCTTGTATGAATTTTATTGACACAGTTCCACGGGGCATATACTGTAAGCCAGTGATTTCATCACCTGTTCTGCGGATATACGCAAAGGCATTTCCGTACAGAAGCAAGTCGTGCATCAACTGTCTCATCATCGTGTACTTGCTCATAACCGGATTGCTCTGAAGAGCATCCGTTATATCATTGCCGATTTCAGTCTCAGTTGAGCCGGCTCGTTTGACGTTCACCGGCAGACGCGCAATGGAGTTAGAAATAAGACTGACAGCGGCAAATACGGACGAGAGACTCAACGACCCTTTGCCGCTGAAGTTCTTGCCGAATATGAAAGCACCGCCATCCCAGTACTGACCGGGCAGCGCGTCCGCCGGGGCATCAATCTATGTAGTCTCCGTATCCCGGCTTCGTCTAAAGAATATATCTCTAAATGCCATAATTTGAATGTTTATAATCTATTTATCTCAGTAAAAATTTTTCTGAATTAAGTTATGCTAAAGTCGTGTCCGCCGACCTCAAGCCAAGCCCCGACAGCCATTAGCGAAGATATAACTGGATCGATTTTTGCAGTCCGTTTACCGCCTGCTTTTATAGGCTTCTAATTTTCGTTATGATCAGATTTAATCTCGACGTTAGAGTGACACCAGCGGACCAGATTGTTATCATCAATAATCAACTGTCCGGACAGCATCAAACGCTGGTAAGCCTTTGTGCATTTGGACATATTTCCGATTGTTTGACTCTATGGACTCATCGGCAACCCCTGCTGTTCACATTGGATTGCCCATTGAGAAGAGTTCCATTGGTCATAAGCAATACGGTAAATCTGACACGTATCGTTCAATCGGAGCAAGTCTTCAGTGATGTAGTCGTAGTCAGCAACATTTCCAGGAGTCGCCACGAGCCAGCCCTAACGTATGGCTTCTTTGTATATCTCGCAATTAAGTGTTTGATTGACACTTTCTTCTGGTATATAACATCTCGTCTTCAGTATGAACTTATCTGGATAAAACTCTCGTTCGGGGTTAGGCGGTAAGAGAACAGTTGCGGAGCAAAGGTCTTCTACGGACGCTAAGTCAACACCGCAATAACATACTTCATCGTCCGTATGAATCTCCGAAATATCGACTTTCTTCATACTTGAAAGTATATACTTGTCCGGTATCCAAACTTCTTTCGATTGAACCCATTTGTTAAAAGTTTTCGTAAGGAGATTGGTCATTTCTGTCGGGTTATTCTTAGCCTTTCTAATCTCCCTATAAACGTAGTCGTCGTGTACCGTTTGACCTAACGAGGGTATCGCTTTAATCCAGCAAGATGAATCTTCAAGCGGGTCGTCTTCTTCGTCCAGTTCATAGATTGCAGCAAACATCGACTCATCTTCTTTCTTTCCATATAAAATATCCGCGCAAACGTCTCTCATTATCTTACAGGGTCCGAACAGATTGAAGCCCGCAGTAGTGATGTAAATCATCATCGGGTTCTTTCGCATACCCATTGATGAAGTGATTAGATTGGATATATCATTGGTATCAAAAGCATGATATTCGTCCAGGATACCTAACCCGCTGTTAAAACCGTCACCGAACTTGCTCGAAGAACTCATAATCTTCATAACGCTCTTTTTAGCGCGAAAGCGTATTGTCGTCCGGAGAGTGTCAAATATACCGTGTTTGTTTATCGAATCACAATAATCGGACGCTGACTTAAAACCGATTGCAGATTGCGCAGCAGAAGGAGCAACAATATCAATCTCTTGCCCCATACCCTCATTGGTCAAAAAATACAAGCCTAACGCGGAGATGAGCGAAGTCTTTCCGGACTTACGTCCGATTTGTATATACGCAGTATTAGTGACACGCTTCTCCGGATTGTCTTTCTGGTAAAATCCGAATAAGTTTGCAACCAGCCAAACTTGCCAGGGGAGCATCTCGAAATTTTTACCAGCGTGCTCGTCAGTCGTATGCTTCAAGTGACGTACAAAATTTATGACACGATCAACTTTCTCCGGACAAAAAATTATGTTCGGATTTTTCCCGTCGAGCCGGTCGATGTACCGCTGACAGGCAAGTTGAATCAAGTGTCCGGCTACAATTCTACCGGACAGTACATCTTCAGCATACGTCCGGTAGTCCATTAGTCTCCGCAAAGTTCGGCGATATAATCTTCAGCAGTCTCTGATGAATCGTCACCGCCCTTTTTCATTTTTGATTTACTCATCGGTGTCAAAGCAAACTGAGTGATGAGTTTTTGCAAATACGCCTGAGAGTTATTCATAACGGTCAACGCCGGATTTCTCTGCACGCGGTTTTTATTGTCTTTCGTATAAACGCCGTCCGCTTTCACGGAGTGATACGCCATAAGATAAGTCTCGTAAGTTTGAGCGATGAGGTCGAGCGAGAGTTGCCATTCGTCTCGCAACTCGCCGTAGTCTTTTCTCAGAGATTTCAGAAGCGTCGTCATATAATCCTGGACGTCCTTGCTATAATCATCTGATTTATAACGGTTTATGTTAATCATATATCATATAAATCTCATAAAAAAATTTTAACTTTCACGTCCGGGCTGACCGATTTCCAAAAGCCTAAAAAATCACGTCGATTAGGAAGAGCTCCAGGGGCGATATTCTG